GATTTGGAGACGCAGATGTCTCCCATTGTTCTGGGATGACCAGAGAGGGGTGTTCGCCTAACGTTTTTGTTAACGAGATTCCTGTATCTCGTCAAGGAGATAATAACACAGGACACCTTCTGCCTGGTGCACCTTGCCCTTCACATTCTGCCCCTATTGCAACAGGTAGTACAACTGTCTTTTGTAATAGTGATGATAATGGAAATGCCTTAGGTATTGGAAGAGTAGGAGATGCAACATGTACCTCTGTAGCAGCGGGATCACCAAACGTATTTGCAGGACCATCGCAACCATAGATTATGGCAAAACCAAAAGGAACGTGGATGAATAATGAATTCATCGAAGCAAGACCCAAGAAAACACGTCAAGGGAACAGTAAACACACCAAGTACAGTGCTACCTCAAGGAATCATGGAAGAAAAGCAAAACGAGGTCAAGGAAGGTAAGGCCAAAAGAATAATTAACGGAATGAGGAACCATAATGTACCCGTAGACATGGGAGATGACTTCTATGACAACGGAAATGAGTACTGCAAGTACCTTATTACAGACCCCAGAAGTGATCTATTACTAAAGAGCTCGAAAAAAGTGTCTAAATAGATTGAGGTCGAGATATTAGGAAAGAATGGCAACAAGCAGCCGTGCGTTTAAGGACTTTGATCTGACATTCAGACGGAATCCGATAACGAACGATGTAAATACACTCTCTAATGAGGGTGCTATCAAAGAGTCTGTAAAGAACATTGTTCGATACAACTTTTATGAGAAGCCTTTTCTGCCGAATTTTGGTGGCAACATAACTGGTGCACTTTTTGAATTATACGAAGCAAATCAAACTGGGTTACTTGAATCCCAAATAAAGAATTGCATTAATCGGTATGAACCAAGAGTTGTGTGCTACAAAGTAGCTACAGCATTTGATGAACGTTATAATGATTTGCAATGTGAGATATATTACCTAATAACTGGTCTTCCAAATGTTCTAGACACACTAGAAATTATACTGAAGCGGTAATGGCTCTAACTCAAGTCAATTCGTTAGAATTTAACGAAGTAAAGGCACAATTAATTGATTACTTACGAGGTCAGACAGAATTCTCTGATTATGACTTCGAGGGATCTTCATTGTCCGTTCTTTTAGACGTATTAGCATATAATACTTACTATTCTTCGGTAAATGCTAACCTCTTAGTCAATGAGAACTTCCTAGACACAGCAGTTTTACGTGAGAACGTCGTTAAACTAGCTAAGTTGATAGGATATACCCCAACGAGTGCTAGAAGTGCCCGTGCGACCTTTACAGTGAAGGTACAGACCGTTTATGGAACTGGTGCCAATGGTCGTGGATATCCACAGAGTGTTCAGATCAATAGAGGGATCTTTACATCCTTTGTCAATGACAATTCTAACTATATTTTCTCTATACCTAAAGATTTAATAGTATCCGTCAACACTTTAGACGGAATTGCTACATTTACAGATGTAGTAGCATATGAGGGTATCTTTGTAACTGATACCTTTGTTAAAGAGTCCAGTGAACGTCAAAGGTTCATTCTTGGAAATGCTCAGGGTGACACTTCTTCTATGACGGTGGAAGTGACACGTGGTACCCTTACTGATGCTTACTTAGAGGGTACTGATATAACAGCCGTCAGTAACGTTAGTAAAGTATTCTTCCTAGAAGAGTCTGAATATAAGAGATCTGAACTTATCTTTGGTGACGGTGTACTTGGGGAAGCATTACAGAACGGAGACGTTATAGAAGCGACCTATACGACCTCACAAGGTGGTGGTCCTAATGGTTTGAAGGGATTCTCCTTCGCAGGTACAATTAAGGACTCTCAGAACAATCCAATCACTGCTGGAATCACTCTAACACTGGATTCTGCTCCTGATGGTGGTGCTGAAAAGGAATCTGTTGACTCAATCAAGTATTCCGCACCTAAATTCTACTCTTCCTTTGGAAGGGCGGTAACTACTAAGGATTATGAAGCAATTATTCCTCAGATTTACCCAAATGTCCAATCTATAGTCGCATTCGGTGGAGAGGAGGCAGAACCTCCCGAATACGGTAAAGTTATCGTTGTTATTAAGCCCAAGAACGCAGACAAATTGTCTATCTCGGAAAAAGACGCGGTTCAGAAGAAAATTCGCTCTTATTCCGTTGGTGCTGTGGAACCGAAGATCATGGATCCTTCAGTTCTGTATATTGACCTGACATCTTTCGTTTATTTTAACCCAAATATAACTAGACGCGATCAGGCAGAAATTAAACAGATTGTCTATCGTGTTTTAGAGGCTTTGAATGCTTCTACTGAATTTAATAAGTTCGGTGGTAAGTTTAAGTATTCTAAGATGCAGAAAATCATCGATGATGCTGAACCTGCGGTAACATCGAATATTACGCGAGTTAGAATGCGTAAGAATGTACCTGTGACGTTAAATCAACGATTTAACTATAAGATATGTTTTGGTAACAGAGTTAACGCCCAATTAGACACTCCTACGTTTGAAACAAACGGATTTAAGCGTGCTGATGGTGGAAATACGGTCTATTACCTTAATGATGATGGTTTGGGTACTATACGTCTGTTTTACGTCAACACAGACGGTTCTAAACAGTACATAGGCGGTAATTGGGGACTAATTGATTATACTATGGGAGAAGTGACAATCAATGATTTGGTTATCACTGAAGTTGTTAACTCAACTGACAATATTATTCAGTTCTCTGTAGTTCCTGAATCCAATGACTTAATCTCTCTCCGAGAGACCTATTTGACAATAGGTATAGATAACTTAGTTGTTAATGTAATTGATGACGAAATTTCCAGTGGTAGCAACACTTCTGGAACAGGCATAATCCCAGAATCTAGTTATAGTTAATCCATGCCAATAGAGCAGTCTTCGTGGAAGGTAGCTAATTGGGTCACTCCCTCAACGCAGGTAACAGTTGACCCTATTGATGCTACCGTTTCACCAGAAAGTAGGTCTAAAATTTCTGATAGGATTGAGGAAACGATTCCTCAGTTCATCAGGGACGATTATGGCGACTTTGTTACTTTCCTCAAGTATTATTACCAAGGATTAGAGTTAAAGGGCAATCCTGTTGATATTGTCCAGAATATAGACGAATATTATAACATAGACCGTCTGAATGACCTAGTAGAGAAGACTACAGCGTCTTCTGGTCTTACAGAAGTTGCTACAGTCGTTGACGTAGCAAATACTAGAGACTTCCCTAAGGAAGGACTCTTGATGATTGACGATGAGATCATATATTACTCAAGTAAGAGTCAGACCCAGTTCAAAGGTTGTGTACGAGGGTTCCATGCTACTACAAAGGTAGGTACATTAAAGGAATATACATTTGCTTCATCTACAGCCGCTACCCATGCTTTTGGCGCGGATGTAATTAACCTAAACAACCTATTACCACTATTTTTACTTCAAAGGTTTAGGGATCAGTTTGCTGAGTCATTCCCATCCAAATTCCATGAAGATATTCGCCAATCTTCAGTAACGAAGCGTCTTAAGGACTTCTATGCTGCGAAAGGTACATCTAGATCATTCAAATATCTCATTAGGGTTCTATTTGGTGTAGAATCAACTATTGAGTATCCAAAGGAAAGAATATTCAAGCCCAGTGACGCTTTCTACACTGTTAGGGAAGTTATTCGTGCTACAGCGATCTCAGGGAACCCAGTAGAGCTAACTGGAGAGGTTTTATACCAAGCAGACGACCCAAATGACGATTCAGTCGAAACTGCGCGAATTTACGTTAAATCTGTTGTTGAAGTTTTCACCGAGAGCGGTAAAATCTACGAATTAGACGTAGATACGGAAAATGGTGCTGGATCCTTTACAACTCCTTATAAAACACTCTTAAGTGAAGATGTAAGCTCTAATTTGAGTGAAAGTGAAGTTTCAGTTGACTCAACTATTGGTTGGCCCGAAAAGAACGGTGCTTTCCGTATAAACAGCGAAGTTATAGAGTATACAGACAAGACAGTCACTCAATTCCTTGGATGTACTCGCGCTAGACAGGATACAACTAACCAACCCCATATTGCGGGTTCGGAAGTTACTTCTGCCTTTGAGATTTTTGGATATTCCAATAAAGACCAATCTAAGATCAGTTTGAAGGTCTATGGTGGTACTAGAGGTGTTGACTTGGTTACTGGTGGTAGATATTACCTACAGGACTCAAAAGTCACTACTCCTGCTGCTCCAGGATTCGATTCACTAGATCCCATCTGGGATAGCTTTGTATACAACGTTAAAAAGCTTGTAAACTCCACTGGTGCTAGTTTAGCGAACCCTTCTCAAGATGGATCGGTTGTAGCGACTATTACGACGGATCAGAACCATGGATTGAAGCGTGATGACAGAGTTACGATATTAAATGCTCCAGAAGACGTATATAACTCAACTTTCACGGTTTTGGGTACAAGTGACTCTACTACCTTCCAAATCCTACTTCCTACGACTCCAATCGCAGGAGTTGTCTCAACTTTCTTAATTGCGCGAGAATTTGCTAAATCTACGTCTACAGATACGTCGATTCGCACAAATATTGAAAACACGCCATCTGACATTCAAAATGTCTATAAATCGGCAGATCACGCGATTGTTGCTTCTCCAGGAATTCCAGGACACCCAATTGGACCATTTGACTCATCTGATCTAGATCCAGGCAATCAACGCTATTTGAAGCGTATTCCACTAACTACAATTACTAAATCAACCAAAACAGCGACTCCAGTCGGTCAGGTTGGAATTGGAGTTAATGGAGTCCCAATTTTCTCATATAAGTCAGAATCAGTCAAGTTATATGGTGGTGTTAGTGATATTAGTGTATTAAGTGCTGGTGACGGTTATGATATTACAAATCCACCTATTGTTGAATTTGAACCCTTATGGAGTAATGGAACTTACTTCCAAGTCAATGTTAGGATAAGAAACAGTATAGGATATCGTTATAAGAACATAGGAAGCGGTAAAAGCGCAGAAATAGGTACAGAACCTACTCATACAGATTCATCGCTTGTACAGGACGGAGCATGTATATGGCAGTACGAAGGTCTCTCTGCTGAGGCAACTGTTAGTGTAGCTGGTCGTGTATACGCTATTAACGTAACTGATGGTGGTAGTGGTTATACTTCTACACCAAACGTTTCTATATCAGGCGGTGGTGGTACAGTACAGGCATCTGCGACTGCTACAGTCACTAATGGTGCTGTTAATGCTATATCGGTCACTGCTGAAGGTACAGGATATACTTCTACTCCAACTATCACTATTTCAGGTGGTGGGGGAACTGGTGCTAGTGGTGTGGCAGTTGTTCGTGGTGGTTTGACTGCTGCTGGCATTACTGTTACTAATCCTGGTTCTAACTATGAAGAGAGACCAATGGTCACTCTAATTTCAGGTAGTGGTGCTGTTGCCTATCCATCTATTGTTAATGGTAAGATTGTTTCCATTATCCTAACTTATGGTGGTAGTAACTATTATGGTCCTCCTGACGTTGTTATAACTGGGGATGGAGTTGGTGCTGTTGCTTTTGCGAGTATTGATGGATCAAGTAAGCAAGTTACTAATATTAGTGTAACTAACGGTGGTATTGGTTATACTGCTGGTCAAACTTTCGTAGATGTCGTATATCCAGGTTCTGGTGCTAAGTTCCAAGTAGAATTGCCAGAATTGACTGCTAATACCGCTGCTACGCCAGAAGAACTTGGAGTTACGACTAATGAGCTCGTAGCACCCAAAGTTGCCGATATTCATAATGGTGTTTCTATTAAAGGTGCCAACTATGGAATATATGGTGGAGAATATGGATATCTCTATAATCCGAAGAAATTACGTTTCCTTTTAGGAGATAACGTTAGTGATGGTGATAATTCCGAATTAAACCCAACTAGGCACTCTCCTATCTTAGGATGGTCATTTGACGGTCATCCGATCTATGGACCTTATGCATACGTAGATAGGGAGAATAAAAACCCATATAATCAGTTAAAACTGATGGTTAGCTCATATCGCGTAAAAACGACTAGAGATGCGCTTATTACGGGTTTAACCGATACAATGGGAACATATATCGAAGATTATGAATATATCGAAGGATCGGGCGATTTAGATCAATATAATGGTCGTTTTTGCGTAACTCCCGAATATCCCGCTGGAATCTATGCATATTTCTGTACTTTGGATGGTACGACTGGTAATCCCAAATTCCCGTATTTTGTTGGTCCATCATTCTATTCTCAAGCAGATAGCATTAACTGGAAGGGTAATGGTCTACAACAGAACTTTACTGAAGATGCTGTAAGATATAAGTCACCATACATTTATACTGATACTTCTATCGTAAGGAGAAAGGAACTGGGCGATCCAGTCGAATATGTCCTTGCATTGGAAGATGCTACCACTCCTCTTGTTTTAGAGACCAGTGAAAGCACTAATATGCAGTTTATTGGATTTGTTGATGTTGGTATTGGATATTATGATTACTTCCCAATTATTAAGGGTGGTGCTGTAGATTCATTATATGTTTCTGCTACTAACAGGTATTTCTCATCAGGTCTAGATCAGTATCTAATTGAAGGTGCTGGATTTGACTATAAAGTCAATGATAGACTTGTATTTGATGAGACTGATACTGGTGGTAGTGGTATCTCTGCTAGGATTTCAAGAATTGCTGGTGAGACTGCTAATACCTTACTCTATAGTGTTGATAGCACAACCGATGTTATAACAGGTACTTTAAACACAGCGACTGCTCATTATATCAAACCAGGGGAAGCAGTAGATATTAGTATTGGTAATAATGAGTCTACTAGAGAAATTAAGGTTAAAACCATTACAACCAACACAGTTGATAACTATCACTTCAAATACTTTGATCTGACTAATTTTTATATCAGTTCTCCAGGTAGAGTAAAGCAAACTAATCTAACTCTTACTGGTGGTGATAATTATACTAATGGCACATATAACGGTACAGTACTGACTGGTGGAACTGGTTCAGGTGCTACTGCTAATATAACAATTAGTGGAAATGCGGTAACTGCTGTTTCTATACAGAATGAAGGTAAGAACTACGTAGATGGTGACATATTAAGTGCTGCTATATCTAACGTAGGTGGTACTGGTGCTGGATTTAGTATTGATATTGGTAATGTATTAAAAACAGGTGGTATTGTACAAGATCAGTGGACACTCTTTGCTGGTAGTGGTGGAACACCTGGAACATACACTAGAGTACCTCTTAAGAACTCTTCTGCCCCTTCTGGTGAAGGTGCTGAGTTCACTATCGTAGTTGGTGTTGGTGGAGGAGTAACAAGTGTAACTGTAACTAAGGAAGGTAGTGGATATAACGTAAATGAGCAATTAGATCCAACAGATTCTGATATTGGTGGATGTAGTGGATTCTACATAACACCTAATGCTATTAATTTAGAATTTACTGGTAGAGGTAGTGCTTCTCATCAATTGAGTGTAGGTGAAACTATTGTTGTGTCAGGAACTAACCCATCTGACTATGATGGAACTCATACTATAACTGGATATACAACCGAAAGGAAATTCCAGTTCAAGAAAGCAGTAGGAACTATTACAGACACTGCTATACCAACACTTACAGAGGTTTTTGTTAAAGAGGCCAAACTAGATTTCATCAATGGTCACCTTTACAAGTTTGATACTACTGATGCCTCTAATGATGGCAAGAGACTTGAATTCTCCTTTGATAAGGAAAATACCAATGTATTCACATATAGGAACATAAGTGATACTCAAAATGATCCCCAGACTGGACAACAACAGTCCATTACCATTGACTTGGTAGATGTTCCTGGTACATTATTCTACTTTGATATTAATGGTATTAATGGTGGAGCAGGAAGTTACCTTAGTGTAGTAAATGACCCATTCTTGGGATCTAACACTATTGTTACGACTCCTACTACTACTTCAATGACATTTACTCTGGCTAGAGAACCAGAGTCTGCTTATAGTTCAACTAATCAACTGTCATACGCAACTAACTCAATATTCCCTTCTGGTGGTATATCAGCAATCAATATTGGTGACCCAGGTAGAAATTACTCTACGATTCCTAAATTTACTGGTATAGAACGTTCTGGTGGTGGTGCTACTGCTACATGTACAATTTCTGGTATAGTGGAAGACGTTGCTGTACTTGATTCAGGTATTGACTACAATGGTAGCAACCCACCTGTTGTAGTATGCTCAATGCCAGACTATGTTGACTTAACTGTTGATCAGGTATTTGGTATCTTTGTTACTGGGGATGTTGTTATATCTCAGACTACTCTTGGTACTGATACTGCTCGTGGTAAGGTTATTTCATGGAATGCCAATACTTCTACATTAAGAGTTCAACCACTTCGTAACAATTTACAAGGTACAGCGAACCGTGGTTTCATTATGTTTACCACAGGCAACAATAATACAAATAAAGTTTATGTTGGTTCAAACCAAGCCTTAATTACTGCTATATCTGGTGCTCAAGCTGCTGTTGCTGCTGTTGTTCCCACCTCTGGTGAATTGATCGGAAGAATTGAGACAATGGCTGTTAATAGTGGTGGTAGCAACTACCGAACCGCACCAACAGTATACATTGATGATCCTTGGTATGGTGGTGCACTTACTGTAAGTATTAATAGTCAGAACTCATCTGCTAACTTCACTCCTGGTACATATACTGGTATAACACAAGAGTCTGTTGCTCCTACTGGTGGAGACTATGCTGAATTTACTATTGTAATTGATGCTTCTTCTCAGGACGTTACTTCTGCTACTGTCACTCTTGGTGGTAATGCTTATGCTCTTGGTGATTTGATCACTATCAATGGTGAGAAGATTACTGGTGGTGGTTCTGCTGATGACTTTGTACTTAAAGTTGAGTCATTGACATACTTTAGAAAAGCAGTTACATCAACAACTATTAACGCTTCTATTGATGAAGTAATAGTGACTAACTCAGGTTCTGGATTCTTATCTGCTCCTGAAGTACAAATCTCTGGTGGTACTGGTATTGGTGCGTCACTTAGAGCAGAAATTATAGATGAGACTGTTAAATCTATTGTTATCGAGTCATCTGGTACTAAGTTCCAGAACCCTCCTATTATCACAGTTAAACAGGGTACTGGTAGGGGTGCTTCGATACTATTGAAATCAACTGACCTAGGTAAGGTAATCAATCTAGGTGGAGATAATATCACGTACAACTATTCACATGATAGAACCCTCAAACCGTCCGTTAATACAACTTATAATTTACAACTCACAAGAACTCAGGTCGTTGACTTCTTCACTGTTACGGATGGGGGATACTCATTCGTTACAAAACCAACAATCGAACTTGTTGGTGGAGGTGGAAGCGGTGCAGTATTGGATGCTATTATTGATAACGAAGTTATTCAAGCTATTGCCGTAACGAACCCAGGTAAAGGATATTCATCAACACCTAAGGTACAGGCTAGAATGACACACTCATTCGTAGCTCTACAATCTAATAATACACTCAACTTCCCATATGGTACTAAGATCCCTGTAGGGACAGAAGTAAGCTTACTTGAGATTGATGGCACATTACCTGCTCCTTTATTAGCAAATACTACTTACTATGCCATCGCACCTCTGTTGAGTAATGGTATGGCAGATAACCAGTTGAAACTTGCTAGCACATTATCTAATGCTGTTGCTGGTACTTCTATTACTATTACTGGTTTGCCTATGATAGGTCCAGGTGGAACAAGTACATTTAACCTAACAACAACTGATTTGGGTGATGTTATCTCAGTTATCATGAAACCAGCAACATTCTCTGTTGGTGAGAAGTTATATCAAGGTACATCAACAGATTCATATTCTGCTATCGGTGAAGTTAAGTATTGGGATCCTAAGGGTAGAATCCTTTCTGTTGAGATAGAAACAGGTGAATTCCTAGTAGGACAGCCTGTATTTGGTTTACAGACTAAAGCATTTGGTGAGATCCATGAATTTGATAGATCTCAGGCTAATTTCAGAGTAAGTCCTATTGCTACTGCTACTGCTGAGTGGAAGAGAACCACTGGTATTCTCGATCTTAATGAACAGCGTATATACGACTCTAATAGGTATCAGGAATTCTCATATGTTGTTAATTCACCTATTAACGTTAAGGAATGGAAGAATCAATTTAAGACATCTGCCCATCCTGCTGGATTTAAGGTACTAGGTACACAAGTAGTATCACAATCCACATTTAAGAACTATCGTAAGAAGTCATTCTATAATCCTTCCAATCCATCATCTTATGACTGGTGGGAACCAAGAGAAGGTGATCCTACTGAGTCATTCTATGGTACGACTTACTTTACACCTAAGCCTTCTGCTTCTAACTCAGGTAAGTTATCTAGAATTGAGAACTTCTTCTTAGGTAAACCAGATTATACTGCTCTTGTACCAACTAACGTTCAGATTAGTGGTAAGCAGTTACTTGATGTTAGGAAGATCTTGACTGCTGTTGTAGACAAGATGGATAGAATCAATGACAGGACAATTACCTTTGATGGTAGTAGTTCTTCTATTGTATCCACTGCTAACAATCAGTTTACCTTAACTAACCATGGTTTACTTACTGGTCAGAAGGTTAGTTATAATGTAGTAGCTGACAGATATCAGGATGCTAGAGATTTAATAATTGCTAATATTGATCATATAATTGATACTACTTCTACTTGGTTAGAAGCAACTTATCCTGCTTTAACAGATGGTACTAAACCTGATTATAACGCAGCAACATGTAAGAGAGACCTTAGATTAGTAGTTGTTAACTGGGTTAATGACTTACGTTATGGTGGTAACTCATTCTCATGGGATGTAGCAGATCAGTATATTGGTGGTGTTGGTGTTCTTGCTAATAAGTATGCTGATGCTAAGTTCCTAATCCTTAAGAACAAGCAACTCATTGCTGAGGAAGCATTGGGTAAGATGAAGGTAGATTATCCTGCTTTCAGTGTCCATAATGGCACCGATCAAGATTGTTACGATGATATTATTGATGTATTAGAAGCGATCTCTTATAACATGACATATGGTGGCAACAGTGAAGTATATGATGGTGCCAACTACTATGTTACAGGTAATCATGTAGATTCTGTAGAAACTGAGGTCAACACAGCATTTAACCATGCTAGGGATTTGGCTATCAAGGTAGCACAGAACTATCCTCTAGTACTAGCACATTCATCTGAGGTACAGTTCTTTGATACCTCAATTACTGCTGATACTGCTGGTTATATCAGTAACTTAGTTGCTGATGCTAGAAATATAATTCTTGCCAATAAGAATCAGATTGCTAAGACTGCTGTAGATAGAATGGAGACACTATATCCTTCTCATGCCGTTACTGGTGGTAGGATTGAGTGTGAATATGATGTTAGAGACTTTATAGACGCAATGGTTGAGAACCTAGCTCGTGGTGGTAACGACGAAGTTTGGGATGCTTCAAACTACTACGTAACAGGTGGATTTGTTATTGGGGAAGAGGTTGAATCAGCATATGTCTTTGAACAGGCAAAATTAATCACAAATGTGGTTGTACAGAATAAGACAGTATCCGATATGACAGGTCAGGTAATTGATCCAATTACAGCCGATCCTGAAGATAATAAGTGTGCTACTGTACAGGCAACTATAACAACTTTATATGATATAGTAATCGCTGCTATCACTACACCTCTAAATCATGCTTCTTTAACTAGAACTGAGAAGACTGGTGGTAATAGAGGATCATGTGCTCTTGTTGAGTCTGCTATTACTACTCAGATGGCAATTATCACAACTGCCATATCAAATGACAATATGAGTCATGTAACTCGTACTGAACCAGCAAATGCCATATATCATATTGCTGGAGAGGAGACCGAGACTATTGCTGCTATTCAATATGCTAGAGATCTTGCCAAGCAAGCAGTACAGAACCTATTACCTGTAGCAGATGCTACTATTACTGTAGATTATAATGGTTGTACTGATGTAAGAGCAGCCATTGACACTCTTGCTGAGATTGTATGGAAAGGTATTGATAATCCATCCAGTATTCCTGATAGGAACGTTGGATCATATCCAGACATCAGAGTAAGTGATGCTGTACAGGGTTATGAGACATATGCCCCAACTAAAGCTGCTTATCTACCTGCTTCTGGTCTATTCACAGTTACCTTAGCAGATCATGGATTTGAATTAGGTGAGTACGTACAGTTCCCAGATGATACATTTAGATTTACATGTTCTAAGGATAGTCATGCTACTCAGCATACATATCCAAGATCCACTGACCCTGCTAGTGGTAAGTGGTTAGAGATTATTCAACTTTCTAAGGATACTTTTACTGTTAACGTTGGTATAACTACTGACCTTTCTACTCATACATTCGTTTCTGCTACAGGTACACATACTTTCGTATCTGGGGTTTCTAGTGCTATTACAGTAACAGGTGGTGCTACACATACAGCAGCTGCTGGTACAACATATAACCCATTGACGGGTGATCTAGTTTTAGAGATTGGTTCACATTCTCTTACTACTGCTAATACAGTTACTATTGCTGATAGTGGAGTTATATTTACATGTGACATGGATAGTCACGGTTCCAACCATGCTTATCCTAGAGCAACTGATCCTGTTTCTGGTGAGGCACTTGCTATTAGTGCTGTAACTGCTACAACTATTACTGTTAACGTTACTCCTGCTACTAAGATCTGGAAGAAGATCAGTAACGCTGACGATTACTATGTAATTAGAGTAGATGCTGATAATATTAAACTTGCACAGTCTCCATCGAATGCTGCTGTCAATAGATCTATTGCTATAACTGGATTATCCACTTCTGATCAACATAAGTTAAGAGTTAGATTTGATGGATATACTACGGACTTCCAGTTGAGATATAGGGATGCTGCTGTAGCACCAACCAATAAGAATATGCTTATGGTTGTTATTAATGGTATAGTACAGAACCCAGTATCATATAGTTTATCTGGTAGTACATTAACTTTCTCTGAGGCACCTATGATGGACTCAGAAGTCATTGTTATGTACTATAAGCGAAATGATATAACAACTAACTTCCAGTTAGATCAATTTGGTGATGTAATCAGTTCTTTGAATACTACTGATGGACTCTATCAGGGTTCTGGATATACTGCTGGTACATATAATGGTGTTTCTCTAATCAATAAGAGAGGTAATACTGGTACGGGAGCAACTGGTAATATTGTAGTTACCGATGTACTTGATAGTGCTACCCACAACACAAACAACCAATATGCTGATGCTCGTCTACTAATAGACAACAACGCTGAGGTTATTGCTGATGTTGCTGTTGGTTTACTTAACAATTATGGTACTCCTACTGATAATAGAGTATCAGATGGAGCAAACTTAATATTAATGAATAAGGACTTCATTGCTAAAGAAGCAGTGGACAGAATGCATGCTGATATTCCTTATGTCATACCTAATAAGAGATCATTTGACGCATATAACCTAATACAAGGTAATAGAGAATTCCTAGCATGGGAAGCATATCATCTATTCAGTACTATAGACTATCCTGGATATAATCACGCTCAGGGTTATACATCTCAGGATTGTGTTGATGATGTTCTTGATATTATAGATGCTGTATCCTTTAACCTCCTACATGGTGGTAATAATAAGGTATATGATGCTGCTTACTTCTACACTGGTGCTTATGATAGTGGTAGTGTTATTGCTGGAGAGGAACAACAGACTCTTGCTGTTATTAACCAATTGAAGACACTGATGAATAAGGTTGTTGTCAATGAATTGGTTACAGTTGGTGGATCTCATGGATATACTCAGTATACAGAAGATACTACCTATATCTTTGATGGTTGTGTAAGTATTAAGTCTACAATCTCTACATTATTATCCATTGTTGAGACTGCTATCAATACTGACTTAATGGTACATGTCACTAAGACAACTCCTGCCCTATTTGTTGAACCAACAGGTGATAGTCAGGATTGTGTTGATGATATAGTCGATGTATTAGAAGCAATTGGTATTAACTTGAAGTTTGGTGGTAACAGTGAAGTATACGACGCTGCCAAGTATTATGTTGATGGTGCTCACGTTGCTGGAGAAGAAATTCATACCATATATGCTTTCCGTGAAGCAAATAAGATAGCACAAGAAGTTGCTAGACAGGAAGCTGTTACTATACAAGGTACACACGGTGCCACTCAGAAATATGATGGTGGATTGACCAGACTTAGTGGAAATCCTTGTGCTACTGTATGTTCTACCGTAGACACACTATTCAACATCGTTGAGGTGGCAGTAGATACTGATACTATGAGCGCATTCACTAGGACTGCTCCTACTGGATTTACTGTTCCTGGACTTGGATCCAATCAGTGTAAAGCAGACACAGTTGATGTTTTACAATCAGTTGGTGTTAACATAGCATTCGGTGGTAACCATATTCTTTATGATACTATCAATATGTACTTCACTGGAGCACATATTTCAGGTGAAGAGACACAGACTAAGTACGTCTTTGAAGAAGCACGTCAGATGGTTCTCAAGGCAATCAATAATGAGTCATTTGAGTTATATCCACAACTAAATCTAACAACTAAGCAGCAGTTTAAGGATAGCACTATCACAGCATATTCTACAACTACACCTGCTTCCTTTACTCCTACAGCAGCAACCTATACACAAGCTAGTGGTAATCTAGAATTAACCATTGGATCACATAGTCTAACTGTTGGTACACGCATACAGATTGCTGATGCTTCATTGACATTCAAGTGTGCTATGGATGGTAGTGTCACACATCACCAGTATCCTAGATCCACTGACTTCGCATTTGGTAAATCTATAAAAATTACAGCAGTAACTGGAACCACAATTACAGTGAACGTTGGGTCAACTCCTCAGGTTCTATTTGATGTCACTGATGCTTCATATAACGGTGCTACAGGACGTTTAGAACTACAGATAGTCAATACTCAGTTCAATGTAACCAACGCTACTTACAACCCCGTTACAGGCGACCTGGTGGCAACTATAGGTAGTCATTCAATGATAGTTGGTGAGCACATCTTATTTGCTCCTAATTCACTAACATTTACATGTGCTATGGATGAACATTCCACTAAGCACACCTATCCTAGGGCAACAGATCCATATTACAACAAACCTCTTAATATTACTGCTAAGGATTCAACTACAGTGACTGTTAATGTGGGTACTTCACCTACAGTTAACCATGATGTTACTGATGGTACATATGAACCTACAACTGGTGAGATGAGTCTTACTGTTGGTAATCATTTACTTGAGGTTGGAAATACAGTATTACTTAATACAAGTGATCTTAAATTCCAATGTGATCTAGACAATTACGTTACAGATCACTCATATCCTAGATCTACTATTGATACACATACAGCCACTGGTGCTGCTTTCAATACACAGACAGGTATCGTTACTATAACCGTTGCTTCTCATGGAATGAGAGATGGTGACTGGGTTAAATTAGATGATGATAGTCTAACCTTCACATGTACTCAGGGTGGTGGTACTCATGCTTATCCACGTTCTACAGATCCTATATCTGGTAAGTGGGTTCAGGTATCTGGATGTACTGGTAGTACATTTGACATACAATGTTTAGAGAATACTCCTTGTACTAATGCTACTGTACATACCTTTAACTCTGCTGTTACAAACGGAATTAAGCAGAAGAGAGATAGGTCATATCAGAACGCAATGAAGATATCTTCTGTTACTGGTACAACTATTACACTTAACGTCGGTATATCCTCTGATACTACAACTCACAGATGGAAGCCTGGACACGTTGCTACTGCTGGTGTTATTGGTGGTGGAAATCATACTCATACATGGGCTGGTGGAACTGCTACTGGAGCAGTTATACTTCCTCATGGATTCAGACCTCAGAGAATACTAACCGTAGAGACTGCTGCTTATAATCCTACTACAGGTATTATGACACTGACTGTACCTGATCATAATCTAACTTCTACTGACCAGATTAAGATTAAGGATGATTCAGTATCATTTACATGTACTCATGGTGCTGGCACTAAGACATATCCTAGAGCATCTGACCCAGTAAGTCAGAAGTGGATTAATGTAGGGAATATTACTAGAGATACTTTCACAATACAGGTTCTAGATTCTACACCTTCTACTAACGTAACTGCTCATACATTTGTATCTGCCCTTGCTGATGGCATTACTGTTGCTGGTCAGACTGTTAAACTTGCTGATGGTTCTATTACATTGACTTGTGATATGGATGATCACTTCACTGATCATGCTTACCCAAGAACAGCAACTATAACTCATACAGTTACTGATGCTACTTACAATCCAACAACAGGTATATTAACATCTACCATTGCTGGTCATGGAATGGTTTCTGGAGACTTTGTTAAATTCGCAGATGATTCACTAACATTCACATGTACTGAGGGTGCTGGTAATCACACATATCCAAGATCATCAGATGAAGCTTCTGGTGCTTGGTTAGAGATAAGTAACGTCACTGCTAATACATTTGATGTACGTGTTGTTGATATTCTACCTTCTACTAACGTTACTGCCCATACATTCGTAAGTGCCAGCTCAGGTGGTGTCACACAGAAGATTGACAGAGCATATGACTCAGCACTTCAGATCATTGATGCTACATATGACACTATTACTCTTGATGTTGGTAAAGCACCTGAATTAGCATTCACACCGACTGGTGCTACTTACAATGCTGCTGCTGGTACCATGGAAGTTACCATTGGTGCTCATAATTTAAGAATTGGTACAAAGGTTAAGATGTTAGATGGTGCCATCACATTCACATGTGATGAAGATGCTGATGCTACTAATCATGCTTATCCTAGAACTACTATTGATGGACATCAGGCTACTAACGTAGCATACAACCCAACATCAGGTGTAATGAGTATTACATCTGCTGCTCATGGATTACGTAATGGAGATAAGGTCAAGTTAGCACCTAATAGCTTTAAGTTTACATGTACTCATGGTGATTCTGGTGATCACACATACCCTCGTTCTACAGATCCATTCTACGATAAGTGGATTGAGGTAACTAATGCTGCTACTGATACATTTGATCTACAAGTCCTAGCAACTCAACCATCTTCTAACGTTACAACTCATACTTGGGTAGCTCCTACAGCATTAACACCAACTGGTGCCACTTATAGCGGTACTACGGGCGTAATGAGCATCACATCTGCTGCTCATGGATTAGAGAATGGAGATATGATTAAATTGAATGATGGAGCAATAACCTTCAGGTGTGATTATGGTTCTGGTATCCACACATGGAATGGTGGTACTTCTAGTAGTGCTATTACTGTAACTGGTGGTAGTAACATGGATGTCACTACTGCTACCTATGATTCTGGCACTGGAGAATTGATATTAAACGTTGGAACACATAGTTTAACGACTTCTAATACAATTCAGATTGGTGCTAATAAACTATCATTCACTTGTGAGTTAGACAGTCATGGTTCGGTTCACACTTATCCTAGAGCAACTGATCCTGTTTATGGTCAGACCTTATCTATTACAGATTATGATATTGAGACGATTACAGTCAATGTAGGTAATACACAGGGATCTGGTACTGCTTATCCTAGAGGAACTAAGTCAGAACTCACAGCTGCTGCTGGTACAACATATGATCCTGCTACGGGTTTGATGGTTGTTACAACAACTGCTGCTCAACATGGTATTGCGGTTGGAGATGAGGTTCTATTTGATGATGGTGCTATATCATTCACTTGTGCCCAAGATGGTAACAGTGCTGTTAAGCCATATCCTCGTTCCAGTGACTATGCTAGTGGTAAGTGGTTGAAGGTTCATGCTAAGACTTCCAATACATTTACAGTACAAGTATTAGACACAATTCCTTCCACTAACACTGATGCTCATGTATGGGTATCTGGTGTTACTAATGGTATCAATACAAGAGATCCTTTAAGTGGTAGATATGTCCCAGTTTCTAATGTAACTGCGAATACATTTGATATTCAAGTATTGGATTACACTCCATCTACTAATGAATCAACACATACGTTCGTTTCTGGTGTTGCTAACTCAATTAACAGAGCAGAGATTAGAGCGAAACGTGATAGGTCATATGATCATGCTATTAATATTTCAGCGGTATCTTCCACTACTATTACTTTAGATGTTGGTATATCATCTCATGTATCTACACATGCGTACGTATCAGCTTTATCTAACAGTATTATTACTGGTGGTCAGCATACTCATAAGTTTAAGAGTGCCACATCAGGTGCTGTAATAACAGGAGCACCTTATACTCATACATTCTTGAGTTCCACTTCTGGTGCTGTACTCAATGGTCAGTGGGGATGTACACATGTTCAAGCTGCTGTTGATACCTTAATGGATCTAGCATATACAGCAATAGATCAGGGTAACTTTAGTGGAATAACAAGGACTGTAGGTCAATGTGGTGATGGTTATGAAACTGCACCAACAATTACTTTAACTGGTGGTTCACCAACTACAGCAGGAACAATGGTTCCAATACTTTCTAAGGAAGGTACGATTAAGAAGATTGATCTTATCGCAGTAGGGGTTGGGTATAATAATGTTCCTACTGTTAAGATCACATCTAATACTGGTGCTAACGCTACAGCTACTGCTGCTGTCGCTGGTGGTGCTTTGACAGGTGTTACGGTTACGGAAGGTGGATTTGGATATGATGATGTAACAGTTGAAATTATTGCTAATGCTGCTGACACAATTACAACAACATCTACTGCTTATGCTACTGTTGGTAGGCATTTAGAGAAGATTGTTGTACAGTCCAGGGGTCAGGGATACTCTTCTACCCCATCTATAGCAATTAGTGGTGGTACACCCGCTACTGCTGCTAGTGGTGCTACTGCAACTCTTACAGGAGCTGTTACTTCGGTAACCTTAGTTAATGGTGGAGATGGTTATAAGAATACAGATATGCTTGGTGCCGATGCTTCTGATATTGGTGGCACGGTTACGAATTCATTCCAGATTGAGGTTTCAACAGTATCCTTTAATGGTGTTACTACTGCTTTTGCTGCTACTGTTAGTGGTAGTGGATATACGTTACCTGCTAACGATAGATTCCTATTATTCTTGAACTCTACTATACAGAAGGTTACTGATTCATACTCATATACAGGAACACCTTCTACTATTACATTTACAGAAGCTCCATTAGGTAATATGGACTTCTACTGCTTCTACGTTGGGCAGTTACAGGATATGGATGATCTTGCCCCATACTTTAATGGAAGTAAGAAGACATTCATTCTTAAGAAGAATGATCAACCATTCTCACTTGAATCTGATTCAACAGCTGTTATAACAGCGAATAACCTCGTTATGTTCCTTAATGGAATATATCAGGAACCTGAAGTTGCTTACACTCTCAATGGTTCTATCCTTGAGTTTAGTGAAGCACCTAGAGCGGGTACAGATGTATCTGTATTCATCTATACTGGATCAAATCTGGATATAACAACTGAAGATACTTACAATTGTCTTGATCCTGGTGATATCTTAGAGATTCAATCTGAAGGAGAGTCACGTAAACTTGCTACTGTTGCTAGTTCGTCTTCATTAGATACATATGAGTATACAGGACTCAGACCAACAGTTGCTGAGTTTACTGCTACTGTAGTTGGTGGTAAAGTTGTTGATGTAACAATCACATCTGCTGGTTCTAACTACGAAGTCCCCCCATACCTCTTGTTCAGTGGTGGTGGTGGAACTGGTGCTTTTGCACAAACAACTATTGAAGTTGGTAGTGGTAGAGTTATAGGAGTAACCAACCTTGAGGGTGGTTCTAACTATAATACTGCTCCAGCAGTCACACCATATCATCCTATTGCTCTGGAAAGAACGCAGAGAGACAGAGCAGTTTCTAACGGTGTATTCTTATATACTACTCAGTTAACCTCAAATATCTCTGCTACAGCAAGCACTATTAATGTACTCGACGCATATTATAATGGCGGTGTAGGATTCCCAAGTCAGGGTCAGATAATGATTCCTTTCTGGAATAGCACTGCTGGTGTATGGGGTGTTGAAAGGATTCTTTATGGTAGTGTTGATTATGGGGCTAATACTTTCACTGTCACTACCAATGGTAGAGGACATAAGGATACTGGTCCTTCCCTAGGAACTGGTCATGCGATCAGTATACAACAGGGATCATACAATTCTGCTGATACTTCGGTAACAGTAAATGGGGTCTTACGATCCTCAAGTTTAGTCACCGCTACTATGGGTGCTAATCACAATCTTCTAACAGGTATGGAGAGGTTCATTAAGTTCACCTCTGGTCAGGGATCATATCCTGCTACCTCATTAAATGGTACTTACAGGATAACAAAAACTGGAGATACCACATTCACGTTCACCATACCAGTAGGATTGGCTGCGACTGGAGAGAGTCTAGAGATTCTTCCAACAGTTCGCGTCTACGTAGTATAAATAACCTATAAAGCCCTTGTCTGATGGCACTTGTAACCGACAAATTTAGAATTTACGCAGCCGAGGCGTTTAGAAATACCCTCGGTAGCTCTGGTTCGGATGCAAACAAAGTATATTTGTTTGTAGGTCGTCCGAAAGCCTGGGGCACTACTGATTCTCCTCCTACAAATGAGCCTATTGACTCATTTACATATCATAGGCAAACATATGGAGATTCAGTTGCGTTTAAAAGAGTAGATATCACTGATACATCTTTAGTGGTACCAAGAGTAGACTGGATAGATCCTACTGAGACTACTGGTGGTACTGGACGTACGTATTCTATGTACAAGCCAGACTATAGTCCTGCTAAGACTACTGCCAATGGTGCTACTCGTTTATATGACTCAAACTTCTATGTGATGAACTCTGACTTTAACGTGTACAAGTGTTTGTACAATGGTCAGTCTCCCACATACCCTAGAGGAAGACCCTCACTTGTTCAACCAACGGGTACCTCTACCACAGTTATTGAAACCAATGATTCATCCGAATACAAGTATCGTTGGAAATATATGTATACCATTGATGCTGACAATATCCTGAAATTCGTTACTACAGAGTTTATCCCTGTACTTGAAAATAGTTTAGTACAAGCTGCTGCTGGTGCTGGATCTATTGATACTGTTGTTATTGAAGGTGCTGGTCAAGGCTATAACAATGACACCTACACCAACGTTCCTATTCGTGGTGACTGGTCAGTCAATGGTGGAACACAGGCATATTGCTCTGTTACTATAGAATCTGGTTCTGTAACTAACGTTACTGTAACCAACTCTGGATCCAAATATAGTTTCGGTACTATTGATGTTGGATTAATCCCTAACATTGGTGCTGGTGGATCTGGTGCTAACTTAGACGTTATCATTCCTCCTAATGGTGGACATGGTAATGATGTTATCAGAGAGATTGGTGCTTACCGTCTCATGTTTGCTTCTAAGTTAGAAACATCAACAGCATTCGTTGACTTCCCAACTGACCTCACATTCCGTAGAGTTGGTTTGGTACTCAACCCATTTGATTATCAGACGACTGCTATCTCAGACCAGAACACAAGATCTGCTATTAAAGCAATGATCTTCCCTCAGTCTGGCACAGGTACACCTAGCGGAAACTTTAGTACGGGTACGACGATCACTCAGACTACCACTAATGCTAAAGGATACGTTGTATCGTATGATTCAAATACCAAAGTCTTAAGGTATTATCAGGACTCCAATGATGGATTGACCTCTGGGAACATTGTTCCTTTCAGTGGTAACTATGAAATCACATCTTCTAACCTAATAACTGCTACCCCAAACCAATCATTTGGTACATCAACTGTACCTGTAACTCAGATTACTATCGGTGTATCTGTATATGAACTTGGATTAGCATTCATTGAAGGTTATGCTAACGGTGAGATTGAAATCAACTCTGGAGAAGTCCTCTACATAGACAATAGGAACCCGATTACGAGATCGGCAGATCAAAACGAAGAGCTCAAAGTAGTAATTGAATTCTAAATGGCACAGAATACGAATCTAAACATATCTCCCTATTTTGACGACTTCGATGACGACAAAGGGTTTTTAAAGGTATTGTTTAAGCCTGGGTTTCCAGTTCAGGCAAGAGAACTAACTACACTCCAATCACTCCTACAGAACCAGATTGATACATTTGGTCAAGGTGTGTATAAAGAGGGTAGTATGGTGGTACCTGGTGGTACTACACTTAACAGGAATTATCCTGTTGTTTTAGTTCAGAATAACTATCTGAACCTACCTTTAGAATTGTATAGAGATTCGCTTAACGGCAAGGTTGTGAAGGGTGCCACTTCAAACATCCGTGCTAGAGTTAGCTTCTCGATTAGTTCTACTACATCAACTCGTGGATATGTTTCATTTTATGTAACATACCTAACCAAAGCAGATGATAACACTACAAGTACATTTACTGCTGGTGAAATTTTAACGTGTGAAGAAGATATAACTTACAGTACCTCAACTATAGTTGCTGGTACACCTCTTGCTCAGTTGCTTAACTCAAATAGCACTGCTGTTGGATCTACCGCTAACATTGGTAAGGGTGTATATTTTGTTCGTGGATACTTTGTTCCTGTAGCAGAGCAGACTCTATTACTCGATCAGTATAACAATACTCCATCTTACAAGGTTGGACTTAAGGTAGAAGAAAGAATTATTACTGCTGATGAGGATGCTACCCTCTATGATAATGCTGTTGGTAGCACTAACTTCTCAGCCCCAGGTGCTGATAGGTTTAAGATTAACCTAACTCTGGTTAAGAAAGCTTTAACAGATCCTAACTCTGCTGACTTTATTGAACTCTTACGTACTAATGTTGGTAAGATTGAGAAGAAAGTTGAGCGTAGTGATCTTGGATTTATTAATGATGTATTAGCTACTAGGACTAAAGAAGAGTCTGGTGACTATTATGTCAAGAGATTTAGCGTTGATGTAAGGGAAAACCTTAACGACGCATTTAATAATGGGGTCTATAACAGTGATCAAACAACTCAGGATAGTGCTACACCTACTGAGGATAAGCTTGCTGTACAAGTCTCTCCAGGTACTGCCTATGTTTCTGGTTATAGAACAGAGAAACTAGCCAATTCATTTAAGGATATTGACAAGCCCCGCACATTTACTGCTGCTGATTCGCAGTCAATAACATCAGATTTTGGTAACTATGTTGTTGTAGACAATCTTTATGGTGCTGTAGAATTATATGATACTGTTGGTTTATATGATGAGAGAATTGATACTGATGGTAACTCTAATGGTAGCAATATAGGTCAAGCGAGAGTATTTGGATTCTCATTTGATAGTGGTGCTAGAGACGTTGATGCTACTAACTATCAGGTGAACCTAGCAGATATTGATCTGTTTACCACTGTTACTATTGGTAGTGCTGCTATAGTATCCGACAAGAAGTACATTGGTATGACATCAGGTGCTACTGGTTATTCTAGAACTAATGGTACTGTTACTGCAGTTACATTTGAAGGTGTGACTGGTACATTTGTTAATGAACAGATTGCTTTAGAAGAAGCTCCTTCTTCTGCTGTCGCTACTATATCTGCTGTAACTGACTATCAGTTTACAGATACTAAGTCATTCTTTAAGTCTGGATTCACCTCTGATTTAATACTTGACAGTCAAGCAACTGTCTCTGCCAATGCTCCTGTATTGAGTAGTGTTTCTGGTAATGCTACTGGTACTATAACTGCTTCATTAAGTAACTTTGTTTCACAGGTAAGAGTTAATGATATATTAAGGTTTAGTAATAATAACTTATCACATCAGGTTAGAGTAACTGCTGTAACCAGTGCTACAGTTATTACTATTGCTAGAGTCGGTACTAATAACCTTGCTGACGGAGCAATTAATGGTAATATCACTATCCTAAGAGGACAGATTAGGGAAGCTCAAAAGAGAACACTTATATCACCTATTCCAAAAGCTGCTGTTAAGTCTACCTCGACTAATAGCTCTGGTACTGCTGTTGCTCCTTTAGGATACTTCCGCAAGTCTTATACAACCAGTGTCACAGGTGGAGCATTCTCAATATCTGCTGGTTCTAATTTAACATTTAGAGATCCTACCGATGCTGATGATTTCCAAGTCGTCGTCACTGGTGGTACTAATGTTGGTACTTCATATACCGTAGGTAACGGTATCTCAACTACTTCTAGCCCTGGTGATGCTAGTGCTTCAATCACTGGATTGAATGCTGGTTCTACCACTGCTACTGTCATAGCAACAGTCTATTCAAGTAATAGAACTGCTAAGGCAAAAACAACTGAGCGTATGAAGGTGCTCAGAGTTGACCATACTTCAGGCAGTACTGCTAATGGTTTAACACAAACTACTGCTGGTTACGGTCATAGATTAGAAGATAAGTACATCTCATTGGGTTGTGCTGATGCTTTCAAACTGAAAGCTGTATATGAGTCATCTAATTCTGATGATCCAGAAATCCCCAACCTAGGATATAGTAACCTTATTGGTACTCTTGGAATAGGTGAGATTCTAACAGGTGCTGAATCAGGTGCTAAAGCACAGGTGGTTTCATTTGATAGCACAACAGTATACTATGTCATGTTGAATGACAGTGCCTTCTCAGGTGAGGAAGCAATTAGTACACCAAATGCTAGTGGTAAGATTACTGTTGGATCAATTAAAGCAGGTAGCGCAAACATAACAACTTCTTTTGAATTAGACAATGGTCAAAGAGAACAGTATTATGATTACTCTAGACTTGTAAGAAAGTCTGGTTATGCTGCTCCAACACGTAGATGCTTAGTCATCTTCGATAGATTTGTAACAACCAGTGGAGATGGGTTCTATAGTGTAGACTCATATGCTACTGAAGATTATAAGGAAATTCCTACCTTTGGAACTATTCCTCTTAGAAATGGTTTAGACTTCCGTCCAATGGTCCCTACTGCTATTTCAGGGTCAGGTACAAGACTATCACCATTCTTACATTCATCAAACGATTACTTTAACCATAGTAATAGAGCATTCACTGGTAACCTTGTAGGTATACCAGGACAGGCAGATACAACTATCCTATCCTATGAGTACTACCTAGGTAGAATAGACAAACTTAGTATTAATAGAAATAATAAGATTATTATTGCTAAGGGAGAACCATCTGAGAATCCTGTAGAACCAGAAGCAGTTGATGACGCAATGCTTTTGGCAACGATTACAATTCAACCATATGTCTTTGATGTTGATGAAGACGTAACAATTGTACAAACGAATTATAAGAGATATACATTTAGAGATATTCAACAACTTGAGCATCGTATCAAGACTCTTGAATACTACACACAACTATCCTTACTTGAGGCTGAAACTGCTTCTTTTGCTGTCCGTGACACTAACGGAATGGACAGATTCAAGAATGGATTCATTGTTGACAACTTCGCATCATTAGGAACCAGTGATACTTTCCATCCCGACTATAGAGTCTCGATTGATTTTGATGAGGGTCATTGCAGACCTTCTCATTACACAACGAACATCCCACTAATTGTTAGTGCTAACTCTACTAACATTAAACAAACAGGAGATATAGTAACTCTACCATATACTGACTTAGTATTGGTTGACCAACCCTATGCTTCTGCTCTTGAGAATGTCAACCCATTCAACGTCTTTACATTCATTGGAGATATTAAGTTAACTCCAGAATCTGATGATTGGGTAGATACTAAGACATTATCTGCTATTCAAGGACCAACCGTTGAGGGTAACTACCAGACTTCATTACGTGAGTTTGGTGCTGACCAGAATGGTTTAACACCTATCCAATGGGGTTCATGGCAGACAACATGGTCTGGTACCGTTTGGCAAGAGAGACAGGTAACAACTGGTAAGGGTAAGAACCGTAGGACTAGAACTGAACGCTTCTCTAGAGTCAGAACAGACCAGTCTAGAACAGGTGTACGTCATAGTATTACACCTATTATTGAACAACAGAGTCTTGGTAACAGGATCGTATCTGTTGAGCATATTCAGAATATGCGTTCTAGAAACGTTGAGTTTAAGGGTGAAAAACTTAAGCCAAGAACACGCTTCTATGCTTTCTTCGATGGTGTAGATGTTAAGGCATATATTACTCCAAAACTACTTGAGGTTACTAAGAACCCTAATGATGATTCTGATACAAACAGTACACCATTCCAAGTTGGTGAGACAGTTAAAGGTCTTACATCTGGATGTACATTAAGAATTTTAGAACCTAATGACTCATACTCCAAGAACCCATATACGGGTACAAGTATCATCTCAGTCTCGGATTACACCGCCAACCTTGGATGGATTAATATTGACACCAGTGCTCTTGCTGCTCAAGCTCTCGGAGCTTATTCTGGCAACCCAATACCAGGTGAGGTCTTGGTTGGACAGTCTTCAGGTGCTCAGGCAAAGGTTAAGGAAAGAAGGTTAGTTAGTGATAGTTCTGGTTTCTTGAAGGGATCATTCTTCCTACCTGATCCTAGTAAGGCAACTAATCCTAAGTTTAAGACTGGTACTAGAATCTTCCGTTTATCTGACACTACTAATGATTCCACTGTACAAGGTGAATCAGAGTCTAGTGCTCAGACAGAATACTCTGCTACTGGTATTCTCCAGACTCAGCAGGAAACTATCATTTCTGTACGTAACGCACAAATTGACGAACAGAAATTCACACAGAACAGGACTTTATGGTCTGACCCACTAGCACAAACATTCCTGATACAGGATGAGGATCTAGATGGTGGTGTCTTCTTAACTAAGATCGATCTATTCTTCCAACAGAAGGATGCTGAGATCCCAGTTGCGATTGATATTCGTACCGTAGAAAATGGTACTCCAACGCAGACTATCGTACCTTTCTCCAAAGTAATTAAAAAGGCAACTGATGTTGTAACATCTACAGATGCCTCTACACCAACAACATTTATATTTGAGTCTCCAGTTTACATTGGACATTCACAGGAACACGCTATCGTTGTTACCTCTGACTCAAATCAATACAAAGTATTCATCTCACTTCTAGGTGAAGATGCTATAGATGCTGCTCATGCTGGTGAGAAGATTTCAGAACAACCTTATATTGGTGTTCTCTTCAAATCACAGAACGCATCTACTTGGACACCATCTCAGTTTGAGGATCTGATGTTCAAGATCTATAGGGCAGAATTTACTCTACCTACTACTCTCGCTCAGTCTAAGTTGATTCTTAACAACGCAACACTGGAAGAGAACAATGGTGGATTTGTAAGTGCTCTACCAAACGCTTTTGCTACTACCTCTGATCAAGCATACGTTGATGTTTTCCATAGCAATCATGGTATGCAATCTAGCACCAACTACGTAGTGGTTGATGGTGTTACTTCAGAAGTAGGAGATACTACACTTAAGACAGCTCTTGCTGCTACTGGTGTATCACAAATTACTGTTAATAATGCTGCTAACTTCCATCTCTGTATAGGTGGTACTGCTGCTGAAGCTGCTTCTCTGAACTCTGGTAACACAGGTCCAGGTAATGCTGCTCCTGCTGTATCTAATACCAATCCTGGATTCGTTAAGATCGGGGATGAGATTATTGCTTATGAGCATATTAACGCTGGATCACCTGACTGGGTTATTGATATCCTAGGTCATAATGCTGCTTCTGTTAGTGGTAGAAATTGGGATCCTGTTACTAACTCTGGATCTGCTACAGGTACAGCTCACATTATCGATGATCCTGTTGCTTGTTATACCCTTGCTGGTATACCTTTAACTAAGATCAATGGCACACACCATACATCTACATTTGGTGGACTCTCTTCGTTGAATAGTCCTCATAAGTATAGACTTAATATTACAGGAGTTAAAGCACATAAAACTATTAGTGCTGGTGGTGATGGTGTTACAATTTCACAGAACACTCCTTGGGATGTGTTAACTCCACAAATTCAATCACAGGTACAACCTGGCTGTAGCATTAGTGCTAGAGCATTAGGTACGAGTGGAACCTCTTGTGGTCCATTCCCAAATGGTGTATCTGCTGAGACTTCATTCGTTAAGGATACCACTTACAGAGATGTAACACTTAACGATATCAATTATTTCCTTGCCACTAAACTCATTGCTTCTAAGCAGAATGAGATTAGTAATATGTCTGGTGGAAAGTCACTTGATCTAGAACTTAACTTCTTCTCTGATTCAAGTCATCTTTCTCCTGTTGTTGATACTCAAAGAATGAGTGTTACAACTACGGCTAACCTCATCAATAACGCTGCTCCTTCCTTGGGAGTGGGTGATGAAAATGCCGCTATATACATCACTAGACTCGCCAGGCTGGATAACTCAGCTACTGGTGTTAAGGTTGCTTTATCGGCAAATAATTTCGAGTTCTCTAATATTGTCGCAATGTACAAACTTGTCCCAGTAGGTTATACTGGTGACACGGATGACCTCAACTTTGAATACTTCAACACTACTGGTATACCTGATAGTGGAGCAATGGTTCCTCAAAACGATCCATTTGTCTTCAGTGACTATGAGTACACAGTAGATGATGCTCCCGCTTATGATGGATTCCAACTGAAGATCGTACTTAGAAACTACAATCAACCTTACATACCAAGAGTCAAGGATTTAAGAATCATTGCCCTTGCCTAATGGAAGATTTTGAAGCATATGCTATAGAGCGAGAAAAAGAAATTCTCGCTAATAAACCGAAGGTCGAGAGAGACCCTCGTGATGAGAAAGGATTAATTAAAGTAGAGGACCATAAGAACTTAGGAAGAGACCCCAAAAGCAATGCTATCATTAATACGGATAGTGTTGGTTACCATGCTTATGTCAAAGCAAGGGAGCAAGCAAGACTAAAATCTCTTGATGTTCACGAACTCAAATCTGAGATTAATGAACTCAAGGATATGCTTAAGGTTCTAGTAGAAAATAGTAATAAATAATTGAGATAAATACTCTTTAGGGAAATACTAGAGCATGGCTTCAGCCGTATCCAATTTATTGATCTATCAAGGTTCCGATTTCAACATCGACTTTTCTGTCGAGAATGATAACGGCACCGAATTTGATCTCACTGGATATAGCGCAGCGTGTCTAATAAAGAAGCATTACACAAGTAGTACATCTACAACTGTTTCAACTTCTATATTAACACCACTCACTGCTGGACGTATTCAACTTGGACTAGCTGCTTCAGTTACAACAACTATGAAGTCTGGTAGATATGTTTATGACGTTGTTATAACAGCCGCTTCTGGATTAAAAACCAGAGTGCTAGAAGGTACAGTTAGTGTTCTTGAGGGGGTAACACTCTAATGGCAAGATTAAGATTTGGTGACCAATCGGTCCCAAGAGTAACACGAGTCGCCACAGGTGGTGGCGGTGGTACCGTTGGAGCATTGGCTGACGTAGATTTAACAGACACAAGTTCTGGTGGTCTACAAGATGGTGGAGTCTTAGTATACAGTTCATCACTGGCAAAATTTATTCCGACAACGGTCTTAAACAACATCACAGTTAATGGGGGAACATTCTGATGGCATCGCAACTTCTTATTAAACGTAGTACGGGGACAGCCGCTCCTGGTACTATTAACTTTGGTGAACTTGCGGTAACAGTTGGTTCTGGTACGCAAGCAAACCTAGGAGACAGACTTTTTATTGGTGACAATAGTTCGGCTGCTCAGGTTGTAGGTGGTAAGTATTACACCGACATGATGGATCAAGTCCATGGTGTTACAACTGCTGCTAGTGCTCTTATCGTTGATAGCAACAAGAAACTTGATGACTTCTACGTTGATGACGTTCAAATCAATGCTAACGAAGTTACAACAAGTACAACAGACGCTGACCTAATCTTATCTGCTAATGGAACAGGTAAAATTGTCTTACAAGATGGTCAGGAACTAGAATTTGGCACCACAGGTGACATAGAGTTTGTCTGGAACGACAGCGATGCTGACGTACAGATTAGAAGATCAAGTGGTGGTAACGCTGCTGCTGCTTTACTAATACAGGACGACATTCCCCTTAAGTTCGGTACTGGTAACGACGCACGTGTTTACTACGATGAGACAACTCTAGACAAACTACGTTGGGCTGGTGCTGATCAAGAATTCGATTCAGGTGTTCAGGTCAAATTTGCTGACACTACTACTGCCTCTAACACTACCACTGCTGCTGTAACTATCGCAGGTGGACTTGGTGTTAATGCTAAGGCTTGGATCAAAGATTTAAACGTAGATGATGACGCAACTATAGGTACCGCCGCTGGTGATACCTTATCAGTTAACTCAACAACTACTTTTGAAAACGGAGTAACATTTAATGGTACTACATCCATTAATGCTACAATCAATCAGACGGGTGAATTCACAATTGACTCGTTGAAGATGGATGGTAATGTCATTTCTACCACTTCTGGTACTGAGATGATCATTGACCCATATCCTGCTGGAAATGATTCAGAAGGATTGGTTATTATTAAAGGTGATCTACAAATTGATGGTACAACAACGACAGTGAACTCTGCTTCAATGTCTGTTAATGATCCCACCATCGAATTGGGTGATCCTACTACAGCATTATCATTGACCGCCGCTGCCACCTCTGGTGCCACAGTTCTTACTGTTGACAGAGTTGTTGGATTAAACGTAGGAGACGATATCACTGGTACTGGTATCCAAGGTTCTACAAGCATTTCAGCTATCGATGTTGGTCTTAAGCAAATTACCTTAGACCAAGCCATTAACTCAAATATTGATTCTGGTGGATCAATCGTCGCATCACGCGATGCTAGTGATGGCCTAGATAGAGGTGTGAAGGTACATTATAATGATGGGTCTTCTAACAAGTTCGGTTTCTTCGGATATGACCGCACAGGCGGTGCTGATGGAAACGGTGCTTGGACCTTCATTGAGAATGCTACCGATACAAACACTGTATTCGGTGTAACAGGTAATCGTGGTACTGTAGTTCTAGGTGATCTAGAACTTGATACAGACCTCGCTGTTCAATATGGTGGTACAGGTGCTTCTACCTTTACCCAATATGGTATCACATATGGAGATAGTACTGACCCTCTTAAAGTAACTGCTGCTGCTAATATGGCATCACCTGGTACTGGAGACGACGCTACTACTTCTTATCAAGTACTAACCGTTACTGCTGCTGGTGTCCCAGTATGGACAAACACTCTGGATGGGGGAACGTTCTAACGCTCTTTTTTAAATTATGGATGTAAATATAATCATTTCTACATTACAACGTAAAGTTTCTGAGTTGACTATCGCTAACACAATGCTTGAAGCGAAAGTGATTGATTTAACCAATCAGGTAAATCAGTTAAATACTATTAACCAAGAAAAATCATCAGAGAATGCTATAAATGGCAACGAGGATCAAACTCAAAAGCTCAACGACAGCAAGCGCGACTCCGACGACTTCTGATTTAGTCGATAAGGAAGTTGCCCTTAATATAGTTGATAAGAAGCTTTTCGTTAACAACAACGGATCAATACAGGAGATAGCAAATGCTGTGCCAAACACAGCTGAGGTTACCGCCTCAATGTTTGCTGCCGATGTAACAAATGGTCCTAATAATACTTGGTTTGTTGCTAAATCAGGATCTGATACTACAAATTTAAGTGGAGGTTCACCTAGAGGTAAGAGTCAATCGACTCCATTCCTTACTGTTGGTAAGGCTTTATCTTTAGCAACTTCTGGAGATATAATCAATATAGCGTCTGGAGAATTTCAAGAAACATTTCCTCTAGCCATACCCGACGGAGTAACAGTTAAGGGTGCTGGTCTGAGAGCAACACAAGTATACCCCACAGGTGCCACCAACGATCTGAACTGTTTTGTATTGGCTGGTGATACTACAGTTTCAGATTTAACGATAAAAAATATACTTTATAATTCTGGTAATGATACTGGTTACGCATTTGTATGTGCTAACAGTTGGGATTCAGATAGAAGTGCTTATATTAATAGAGTAACAGTAATAAACAAAGGTAGTACTACCTCTGCAACAGACCCTTATGGATTTGATGCTGGAGATGCTGGACGTGGTGCTAAATTAGATGGTGCTATTTCTAGTGCCAATTCACTAGAGACTGCTGTCCTTTTCAATGAGGCAACATTCATAGTACCTAATTCCGTTGGTGTATATCTTACTAACGGTGTTCGTTGTGAGTGGCAGAACTCCTTCATATACTTTGCTAACGAAGGTATTAAGGCTGTTCAAGGTCCTACTGGTAAGCATGGTACAGGTACTGCTAGATTAAAACTATCTGGTACTTCTGGTACGTTTGCTGCTGGTGAAAAGATATACCAGTTAGAGAACGCATTCAAATCTGGTACATACGCTCTATCAGGTAACGTTGTAACTGTCACACGTACTGCTCATGGTCTAGTTACTAATGATCGTATACATGCTGACTTTACTACAGGCACTGCTACTGATGGTTTCTATCAGATAGCATCTGCCCCTACTGCTGATACTTTTACTTTTGCTCTCACTTCTGGTAACACAAGTGGTGATGTAACATACAAGAAAGCAGATGGTTATGGTGATATTTCATCTAACGATGGAACATATATCTTCCTAACAGGTAAAGGTGAAGGACAATTTACCACAATATTAGAGACAGGTAAGACTTGTACACCTAATGCTGACTCTGCTATTGATACAACTATCAAGAAGTTTGGTAGTGGTTCATTACAACTTGACGGTACTGGTGACTTTATTGGTATCGATACTCAGGATGACTTTGGGTTTGGTACTGCTAACTTCTGTATAGAAGCATGGATATATCCAACTAGCATTGCTGGTGTCAATACTATTGTTGACCTTCGTACTGGTGCTACATCAGATACTGCTCCTCATTTATATCGGGATGGTACTACACTTCATTATGGAGTTGCTGCTGCTTCAGTAGCAAGTGGTGGTACTTTAACAGTAGATACATGGGCTCATGTTGCTGTTGCTCGTTACAATGGAGTTACAAAACTATTTTTAAATGGAACTCAAGTAGGTTCTAACTACACAGACAGTAATAATTACGGAAGCACAAAGACATGTAATATAGGTTCTGCTACTGGAACTGGATCTAGTTTCTGGACTGGTCATCTTGATGAAGTAAGGCTATCTCAAGGTACAGCAAGATTTACTGGTAACTTCAGTGCTCCTTCATCAGAGTACGGAACAGACATATACACATCATTACTACTTCACTTTAACGGTGACGATGGATCTAGTACCTTTACTGATGCTGGATATATCAAGGACGTTCGTTCTGACGGTGGTGACTCTGCTACTGGCATCTCACTTGTAGACTATAGTGAGTTTGGATGTGAATTAAAAGCAATTGCTTCTTCCAACATATACGGTAACAAGGGTGTTGTAGCTGATGGCAATGGATGTAAACTCATCCTGTCAGCACACAACTTCATGTATATTGGTGCTGGTAAGGACATGACGAACGACGGTTCGTTAGCACAACAAGCTAATGAGGCTGTCGAACTTAATGGTGGTAGAGTATTCTATTCATCAACAGATCAAAAGGGTGACTTTAGAGTAGGTGAAGTATTCTTAGTTGACCAAGAAACTGGTAACGTTAACTTCCAGTCTACATCATCTTCACAGCAAGCAACCAGTATAGGTCTATCTGACAACACTGGTACAACAAACATTTATCCAGCATATATTGAGACTGGTAACATTCGTCTCGCTGGTAACACACTTTCCACTACAAGTGGTGACTTATTAATTGACCCTGCTGGCAACCAAGATACTACCTTTAACGGTGAGGTTGTTTTCGCAGAGAACGCATATTTTGACCAGTATAAGATCGGTAGTTTCAACTCTGATCAAATCGGTTCTATTGATGTCTACCTCGGTCCTGTTCAGAAGAGGGGTGGATTTAATGCTTATGGTCTACAGTCTGATACTAACTTATTACTATCATCTGATGGTGTAGCTACTGTAACATTACAGAATGCTGGTACAGGATATGTTGGAGGTGCCACAAACATTGATGTGGATACTGATCCTGCTGTTGTATCAACTGCTACTGTTGCGTTAGATCTAACTGATGGTGCTGTTAAGGCAATTACATTAACTGCCGTAGGTAATCTTTATACAACTAATCCTGTTGTAACATTCGGTACTGGAGCAACACAACCAGATGCTACTGCTGCTTTAGAAACATATGGTATTATTAACAGAATTGATATTGCGGATGGTGGTGCTGGTTACACAGGAGCACCAACATTAACAATAGCAGAACCACAAGAATTTACATGGGATACTGAAACAGGGATAAGTGGTAACACAATTACTCTTGATGGTCATCCATTTGAAAATAATCTTAGAGTAGTATACGATAATGCTGGTGGTTCTGAGACTCCTGGCCTTACAAATGGTAACACATATTATGTAATTAATGCTCAGGTGGATGGTACTGGTGCTGGAACCACATTCCAGTTATCTACTTCACAGGGCGGTAGTGCTGTATCACTAACTGCTAGTGCTTCTGCTGCTGGAGAGAGTCACGTACTCAAGGGTGTTAACGCAACTGCTACTTGTACAATCAGTGGCGATGCTATTAATAGCATAACCATTACAGAGCAAGGTACATTGTATGATGGTACCAGTGCCGCAACTATTCAACAATCATCTGCTGGACAGACTACTGAAGCTTCTTTCACAGTCTTTACTGGTAGGAAGATTGATAATGTTTCTATCAACTCTAGAGGATCTGGATATACTTCTGCTCCTACTGTAACAATAGCACCAGACACTACAGACACTACAGGATCTGGTGGTACTGCTACTTGTACTATTGGTTTCCCAGTTGGTACAGTCAATATCACAAATGCTGGATCTGGTTATAACATAAATCCAACAGTTCAGTTAAGTGGTGGAACTCCTACATCAGCTGCTCAACTTACACCTGTCTTCAGTAAGAAGAGTTCTAGAATAACAGAATTAACTATCACCGATCCAGGTGTTTGTTATGATACTGCTCCAACCGTTGCTTTAGAAGGTGGTGCTGGTCATGACGCTAAACTTGTTGCTAATATACAATCATTAACTGGTACTATAACCAATGCTGGTACAGCATATACTCCTGGTAGCTATACTGGAGTATCATTTAGTTGGGTAAGCGGTGCTACAGAACCAGACAGTGCCACTACAGCGGACTTTAGATGTCCAGGTTGGGAAGGTACTATAACCAATGCTGGTTCAGGATATCAAGACGGAGATTATAGTTCAATTACTTCTGTAAACGTACCTCTTCAGACGTTCACAGTAACTGTTATTACCAACCCTAATGCTTCACCGCCAGATAACGTATTCGTTATTAACGGTAGCACACAGGCTGCGATCTCTATGACCGAGGGTAATACTTACCGCTTCGATCAATCAGATGCTTCTTGTGCTGGTCATACTCTAATAGCAGGTAGAGAAGATGGTGATCCTTTAAGTTCCGACATTGTTTCTAATACTGTAGGTACTGCTGGATCAGCAGGTGCTTTCACTGACTTCACAATACGTACTGGTACTGCTGGAGAAACTGTAGATTATATTTGTCAGTCTCATGCTAACATGGGTGCTGCTATTACCATTAGTGCTGGTGCTGCTGGCAACTATGGTGATGGAATGACCTTTGACTTGAAGGTTGAAGGTGGTGTATTTACTTCGATTAAGACAACATCCACACAAGGTCAAAACTACTTTGCTGGTGATACCCTTTCATTTGTACAAGCAGATGTTGGTGGTTCTGGTAGTGGTGTTATATTTACTCTTACCTCAAATAACACAACTCTATCTGAAGTAGAGAACATCAGTCTGACTGGTGGTCCTTACACTGTTGGAGATGTTCTAAGTGTTGATCCTACTAATGTAGGTGGTACTGGATCTAACTTCCAATACACTGTAACTAAAGTAGGTTTCGTTAGAGACGTTACTATATCTGAAGCAGGTTATGGATATAACCCAACACAAAGACTTAAGCCAAGAATTATTCCAGAAACTTCTGGAGATACATTCTTAATAGATGTTGCTACTACAGCAACTTCTGAGACATTTGAGTTAACCCATGATGGTGCTCTTAACAACAGTCATTTCAAGATTGCTGGTAAGAAGGATGCTTCATTAGAGCAAGGTACTGTTACTATTGGTTCTGGTGTTGGTGCTGTACAGATAATGGGTGACACTGGTCACTTGACCAGTATTGGTAATGCTACCTTCGATGGTGATCTTACTGTTAAAGGTAACCTAGCATTTGGTGATGAGGCAACTGATACTTTAAGTATCACTGGTGTCCAAACAATAACAGGTGATTCAACACAAACAGGTAACTTAGCTTTAATAGGTGACCTAACACAGACAGTTGGTGATGTAGCTCTTACCAATTCAACCATTCAACTTGCTGATGGTACTGCTGCTGCTCCTACTCTCAACCTAGTTACTTCTGCTACTACTGGTTTATTCAAGAGTGATACTGATACTCTTGGTGTTTCTATTGCTGGTGTAGAAAAGGGTAAGTGGGGTGCTTCATTTGCCGTAGGTAATGATTTCCAAGTAGGTTCTACTACAGTAACTGCTAGCCCAGTTCTATTAGTTGATGTTGCTAACAGCACAATCAAGACAGGTACTGCTGCTATTGGTCTTCAGATTAATAATGATGCTTCTATAGAAGCTATCGGTACTAATGCTGATGTTAGTTTAACATTCAAACCTAAAGGTCAGGGTGGAGTAACCGTTCAAGGTGGTCCTGACAGAGACTTTATTATTAATGATGGTTCATCTACGACCTTAAAGGTCGATATGGACAAAGGACAATTAGAGACGACAGGATATATTCAAGCAAATGGTAGATTAAGGATTACTGATAGCGAAATATCTAACGTTGCTACAGGTGTTAATACATCATTTGGAGAATTAATTACATTAGATACTTCTGGAACTGGTACTACATTCACTGATGGTACGTTCACTAACGTTGCTATTACTTCTACTGCTAGTGGAAAAGGATCTGGTGGTACTGTTGATGTAACAGTTGTAAGTAGTTCTATTACCGCAGTAGTAAAGAATGTTGGTGGTAAAGATTATGTTGATCAAGATGAGATTGTACTTGATGTAGCAATCATTGGTACTGATTCTGTACAAAAGGTTATCATCACTGATGTTGCTGGTACTGGTATTAGTTTCAAACCTAGTGTTGCCAGAAACATACTATGCGATACCACTGGTTTATTGATTGTTCCTGTAGGAGATACTAACTCAAGACCTCCTGCTGCTGACACATACTTAGGTGGTGTACGTTACAATACTTCAACTTCACAGTTTGAAGGATATAATGGTATCGATTACGTATCTCTTGGTGGAGTACGTGACGTTGACCAAGATACTTACATATTAACTGAGGTAACTCCTGGCTCTGACGAAGATACATTCGAGTTTTATAATGAAGGTACTAATTCATTATCCTTAAACAAGGATAAGTGGACTCTTAGAACTGCGAAGCTTGTTGATGTAGAAGGAACATATACTCTTAACGGTACAATAGGTTTAGATACGTTAGATGTTCAGAGAAAAGGAACATCTATTGCTAAGGTTAGAAGTAGTAAGGATTTTGAAGTTACTGGTGGTTTATTCTTAAAGAATCAGTTAATCGCTGGTACTATCGCAACCTTCACTGACGGCACCCTAGGAGCGAACCCAGGCACCTTTAACGCGACTGCTGCAGCATATGACCAATCAGCAACATTTAATGGTACTGCTGGTACTTCCGAGTTTGCTGGTGCAGGTGCTACATTCGATATCGTTACTGATGCGAATGGTACAATATCATCTATCACTATTAATAGTGGTGGTGTTAACTTTGAGATCGATGAAATTGTCACCATTGGTGGTGGTTTATTAGGTGGTGGTGCTGGTACTGATGTAACCTTCACTGTTGCTACTCTAAGCAATCCTGACGTTGCTCACGGTAAGGTTAGTGCTTTACAGGGTGAACTCCGTTTCAATATGAACGGTGACAAGCAGTTCTTGTCATTGGATTCATCAGGAGCAAAAGCAGGTCTTAAGGTCAATAGAAATTATGAAGCAGGTGGAGCAACCAGTTATCTAACTGTATTGGATTCCACAGCAACTTTTGTAGAATTAGATTCCGCAAGAGTAGAGGGTGGAGAAATAACTTCATTTACAACAACTGTTAACGTTGACGCATTCGATAAGACAACTTATAAGGGAAGCAAGACATTAATTACCATCGAAGCAAATGATGGTAAGGTTCATATGTTTGAGGTTACTGCCATTTGTGCTTCTGGAGGTACTGTAGCACATGCTACTATAACCAACTCAATAACATCTGATAATGATTTGATGGATGCTACAGTTAATTTGAACGGTAATGCTGTACAAATTACGTTAGCAAAATCATCTCAGGCTACATCATCGACAACCTTTACTGGAAGGTACACTACCACTAAGGTTAAAGTATAAATAATCTGAGGTAACCTAGTAACATGGCGACGAAGAATTTCTCATCAATAGGCGGGTTTGCTGTAGGTTCTACGGAGATCTTAAACACCTCCTATGAACTTAAGAACATATCTGCTATCCATATGGTAGCGGATGATTTCACTGATGCCTCGAATGATCTCTATATAACTAAGCGGACCACAACTCCTAGCGATAATTTACTTCGTTTGAGTTTTGACGGGAGTACAAACATCTCGACAAATAGTCCAGCGTTGGGACACAATAGTGTCGCATTCGTAAAAGGTAAAGTTTTTGGTCAGGAGACCTCTAACAATACATACATCATGGCTTCCATCTATGATTGTGTTGTAACGGTAGACACCAATGGTGTTCCTACTCTCCAAGGACAATACGAACAGGTGATCCATGAGCACCTACCAGGAGTTGAATCTTGGACAATTACCCCCGTTGCTTTCCAAATTGGAAGTAACGCATATTTTAGTTTTGATGTTGAGTCAACAAGTACGACCTCAACCGTGAAGTGGATTGGTATTATTGACATTACAAAAGTAACAACAGCATAAATCTGGAGTAAAAAAGAATGACGTTTAGGCTGAGTTCCTCACAACAAAGAATTGAGGGTATTGGTAACGTTCCGCAAGGACCGTGGACCAGTGCTACTTACGGACGTGCTAATGGTATCGTTACGGTAACATCTATTGCTCATCGTTTGAACAAGGATGAGAAACTGTATGTCAAACCAGGTGCCGATAGCCTCCTAAGGACTTTTGATGAAGGTCAATATACGATAGCGATTATAGATGAAGATACTTTTAGTATATCAGGAACTGGGCAGAATTTTATTGAAGCTGCCACAGCAATATCATACAGAAGCGTAAGATCTTTAGTCATCAATGCTTCAGATAAGATGGAGCTTAGTGTTGGTTCTGGAACCAATGAAGATGATGCTGTATTCATAACCAAGAGTGATACTGGTAATATTCGTGTAGGTATTAATAATACTAATCCTGAATATGATTTAGACGTAGAAGGTCAGATAAGAACTACAAGGTCTATCATTTCAGACACAGCGCAAATTCGTAACCTCGACGTAACTAACGAGTTTGTAACTAAAGGTTTAGACCTCAGAGGTCCAAACTTAATTAACTTTGAAGAGACAGACCCAACACAATCAGACTTCGGTACGATATACTATCCTACCGCTGACAACCCTCCTCGTCAGACACAGAACAACAGAGTTGCTACTACTAAGTTTGTATACGACGTTGCTACTGCTGACAATGGTGGTCGTGTTTACGTATCATCTGTAGCTGGTATAGGTGACGATGATAACGATGGTAGATCAGCTGCTAAGCCAGTTCGTACCATTAAGAAAGCTTCTCAGATTGCTTATAGTCTACAGCAGGATACTCAGACTCCTGAGTACGTATCTATTATTGTATCTGGTGGTGAGTATCTAGAAGATAACCCAATATCACTACCATATAACTGCTCACTAATTGGTGATAACTTAAGAAGAGTTATCTTACGTCCATTGAATATGGACAGGCACATGATTAAAGCGTCTAACGAGACGTATTGTGCTGGTGTTGTATTCAGAGACCACTTAGATGCTAACGGAAGTCCTGACTGGACATGGAAGTATGCTTATGTATTTGACGATAAGCAGAGACTCAACTATGAGCCAGATCTAGAACCTTTCCAGTTCTCTCCAGGTTTAGAGAACAAAGGTAGAAACATCTTTGCTATTACCTTTGAAAACCACACAGGTGACAACACTACTCTACTCGTAGGATACGCTGTAGAAGGTGGTTCGTCATCTTCACGAGCGATTATTGAAACGGTAACGTTCACAGGTCCACAAGCATCTCCATATTCATCTGGTACTATTGTTGTACTGATGGATGATGATGAATCAACCTTCCAGCTCGCTGAAAGATTATACTATGCTGATGTTTATGCCAACATCATTAAGACAGGTGCTTCACCATCTGATTCACTTGACGTTGCTGACAGAGAATCACAGAGACCTGAAACTGAGATCATCAAACACCAGAGGTATCAGTGGGTTGTAAACTCTGAGACAGAGAAGCTTCGCTTCGATGGTAGTAGTGATACAATCGTAGATGCTACTAACAACACAATTACCATACCATTTCATAGACTTGAGACTGGTTGGAAAGTATTTTACACAGTTGAGAACACAGGTGGAACAGTTCCACAAGGTTTAGTTAAAGATACGACTTATTATATCCGTTCGATTGATGACAATACAATTGCTCTATATGACACTGCTCTTAACGCATTAAACAGTCAGGTCACTACTGGTGTCAGAGATCTAGGTGATCCTGGTACAGGTGATGAACATACATTATTCCACTCTAGAGTATTCACTAGAGACAATACAGTCTTCTTCCCTAAGCATGGTCTCTTCACTGGAGATGGTGTTTACTATCGTCCTTCTAAGGCATCTAATATAGGTGGACTTGTAACTAATAGTTTAATATATGTCTATAAGGTAGATAATAATTACTTCAGTCTTTGTAATACACAGGCAGATGCTACCTCTACTGATATTGGTGGTAACGATACTCCAGTAGTTCTTCCTCTAACTGATGAAGGTAAGGGTTATCAGAGATTTGAAAAAGCACTCAACGTAGTTGACGTTGCAACTCTAACAACTGACCTTGCTACACAGCAAACCTATAATGGTATTAAGTTAACTGTAACAGGTGCCTCTAGAACTATTGAAGGTATACCTTTCGTAGGTCATGACTATGAAGTAGGACAGGAAGTCCAAGTATATGGTTTACCATACACTGCTATTGACTTTGGTTCAAGTGCTTCAACATCTTATACACAGTCCACAACAACCTTAACAGTAACAGTTGCTAATACAGATCCTACAAAGATGAATTCTTTGTGGCCAAATCTGACTACTATTGGTGGTGCTGGTGGTAAGGGTGTTGGTGTACACATCACATTTGATGCTGGTGGACATCAATCCAAGTCTTTCCATATTGCTCAGTACGCAACTGGTACACTTGCTCAAACACAAAGTGATTTCGCTTCTGTTCTGGGTGGTAGTTCCAACTTAGGTGCTGGTGTTGCTAGATATAATTCATCAACAAACGAAGCATACTTTGTAATCAGAGCATCAGATTCTGCTACTAGATCTGGTAATGCTAACGTTCTTGATAACTTAGGTGACTTTAATGGACGTAAGTACGTTACTCATCGTATTGAACGTGCTGATGGTTACTCACTAAACTTCTGTACAAGAGGTTCTTGCTCTAAGTTTGCTACAGAATTTGACCCATCTGGTGACCAGCAGGTTTGTTCTGCTACAAACTATGCCTTGATGTCATTAAGGAACTCTCCTTACGCATTTGAGAAGGTTGAGTTTGGATCAAGTATTCAAGAAATGGCGAAGAGCAGAGATGCTGCTGAGACACTGAATAACAACGTTGACTTCATTGCTCTTGAGTCATACGCTCACGTTAAGAAATTATATAACGCTGGTACTTCTACTAACTTCACTAGATCAGGTACATATACATGCTCTGGTAAGGTGATGACCGTTGTATGTGGAAGAGGTCATGGAGTATTTGCTAAGAATTCCTATAGTTTAGTATACAGTGGTGCTACAGCTGATGGTGCTTATATCATCGATGACACTGCTGATCATAGAACCTTTACTATCCTATTAAGTGCTGCTAGCACAGATAGTGGTACTGTAACAGTTACTGTTCCTGCTCCATGGCAGACACCTAACTCAGTTCCACCTATTGATAGACCTGCTGATGGTTCATCCTTAATCCTTGCTAACAAGCAATTCATTGCTCAGGAAGCTGTAGCAAGAATGCTTGCTAACAACCCAGGATATAATGTTCCTACTGGTTCACAAGCATGTATAGATGACGCTGTAGATTATATTGAAGCATTTACTTACAACCTAGCATACGGTGGTAACGACCAAGTTTGGGATGGTTCCAAGTACTATGTTGATGGATCACACGTTGTAGGTGAAGAAAATGAATCTGTAGAAACCTTTAACTTAGTTAGAGATCTTGCTATACAGGTTACACGTAACGAACCTATCACAATTACTGGTGGTCATGGTTTAACACAGATCAGAGATTACACTATTACTCCTGATGCTGCTGGTTCTGGACAAGGTAACAAGCACGCTGACGCACGTAATTTAATCTGGTCTAACAAAGAATTTATTGCTGACATTGCTGTCGGTAGAATGAATGCTGACTTCGGTTACGAAGTTCACAGTAACAAGCATGTTGATGCTCATGATCTAATAATTGCTAACAAAGACTTTATTGCTGCTGAGGCATATGCTATAGAGTTAGCTGAAGATCCAACACTACACGTTCCTACAGGGAATGGACAAGATTGTATTGATGACATTGCTGACATCGTAAATGCTATTGCGTTTAACGTACAGCACGGTGGTAACAACAAGGTTTGGGATGCTGCTAGTTACTATGTTGGTACACCTCACCTAGATGATGAGGAGTTCCAGTCAACACGTTGTATTGAACATGCTAAAGAACTTGTTAAAAAGGTTCTTGCTAACAATACAATAGTTGTTCGTGGTACACACCTCAAGACACAGACATTTGATACAACTATCACTCATGATAGTTCTCCTTCTGCTGGAGTTTATACATCTGCTGATTGTACTGATGTAAGAGCAACTGTTGATACTCTATTTGAAATCATTCACAGTGCTATTCTTAATGACTCCTTAGGTAATATTAAGAAGGTAACACCTAGACCATATAAGGTACCTTCACCTAATAAGTTAACTGCTAGTGGTGCTGATTATAATCCTTCTACAGGTATCATGACTCTAAGAGTCAATACTGATACTAAGGATGTAACCAATGCTACCTTTACTCCAGCTAACGGTAACTTAGAACTAGAGATTGGTGCTCATACTTTAACGACAAATGATAAGATAAGAATTAAGACTGGTGCTTTAACATTCACCTGTAATTTAGATGGCCATGGTAGCAACCATGCTTATCCACGTACTACAATTGATTATTCAACTGCTACTACTGGAACAACATATAATCCTACCACTGGTATCGTATCCATAACCACTACATCTGGTCATGGATTACAAAATGGAGACTGGATTAAATTTGAAGATGATTCCTTAGTATTCAGTTGTGATGCTGGTACAGGTAACCACTCATATCCACGTCCTACAGACCCCATCAGTATGAAGTGGGTACAGGTTTCTAATGTAGGTGGACTTACATTTGATATAGGACCAGTTACTGCTTCTCAACCTTCAGTATTCGCTGGAGCTCATACATTTGTTAGTGCCACTGCTAATGGTATTTGGAAGAAGAGAGATAGGGCATATGAACAAGATTTAGATATAGCATCTGTATCGAGTACAACCATTACAGTTAACGTTGGTATCTCTAGTGATACTTCCGCACACCTATTTGTATCAGCAGTAGCTGGTGCTGTATTAACAAGTCATGGAATTAGTACTGCTCAGTACATCAAGCTTGCTAACGATTCGTTAACATTTACTTGTGATCAGAACGGTTATCAGACTAATATGACTTATCCTAAGTCATCTTCTACTGCTAATCAAGAAGGATGGTCTGATATTACTGCTGTCACTGTAGACACAGTTGATATTCAAATTGGTAAGACTACTGTTGAAGGATTTGATACTAAGGATGCTACTTATACAGCATCTACTGGTGTCATGGTAGTTACTATTGGTGCTAATGACTTTAAGGTTGGTCAAACAATTAACCTAGCACCTGGTTCAATAGACTTTACTTGTGATCAGGATGATAACCAGACCGTACATAGTTACCCACGTCCTTCTGACCCATATTACAATGAGCCTGTAGAGATAACTGCTATTGGTAACTCAACTCATACAGCAACTAACGCAGTATATGATCCTGCTGAAGGTAAGTTAACACTTACTATTGCTGATCATGGTATGAGACAGGATAGTATGGTTAAGATTGCTGATGGATCAGTAACCTTTACTTGTGCTCATGATTCTCATGCTACAAACCATGCGTATCCAAGGGCAGAGCGTAAAGCAATAACAGCCACAGATGGTGCTTATAACACAGCAACAGGTCTTGTAACGATTACTGCTGCTGGACATGGATTAACAGTTGGTGAATATATTAAGGTTAAAGATAATGCTTTATCATTCTCATGTACTCATGGTGGTGGAGGTACTTCATCATATCCTCGTCCTACTGATCCTATCAGTGGAAAATGGATACAGGTTGAAACAGTAGCTGGTGATAACTTCACATTCAAGTGTTTAACTACTATACCTTCTACTAACACAACTACACATACATTCGTATCTGCTGTTGCTGGTGGTATCATTCAGAGAGATCCAGATAGTAATGTTTGGAGACATGTACAGGTTGTAGACAAAGATACTATCAATGTCTGTATCTCTGTATCATCTAATGAGACTACTCATAGATTTGTATCTGCTACTGCTAATGGTATAACTCAGAAAGATTCTGTTATCTCCTTACAAGTTGGTCAGACATCTGCTGTAAACTATACACCTACGAATGCTAATTATGATCCTCTAACAGGTGAAATGGTACTGACTCTTAATCAGCACCCTGACATCAATGGAGCGACCCCACACTCTTCCACAGATGCCTCCTACGATGCCAATACAGGCAAGATGGAGATCACACTGGCAGGTCACGGTTTTGAGAATGGTAACTTTATAAGGATTCCTAGGGATTCATTTAACTTTACTTGTGATATGGATGGAGGTACTTCCACCAAGTCATATCCTCGTGCCAATGATACTGCTGCTGATTGGTGGTTAGAAGTTGAAGATTCTACAGAGAATACCTTTAAGGTTGATGTAGGTAAGTCCCCACGTAAGAACTTTACAGTATCTGCTGCTGATTACAACCCAACAACAGGTGTACTAGAATTAGAAATAGGTAAGCATAGCCTAGTTGCTGGTACAGCAATTAGATTACCTAATGAGTCACTCATATTCACTTGTGACTTTAACAGTAATAATAACGTAACTCAAAAGAAATATCCTAGAGCAAGTGGAGCATCTACAGGTAATGGTAAGGACTATGCCTTTGAGACTGCTCTCAACATCGACTCTGTAGGACATAAGAAGCTTAGCTCAACTCTTGCTGCTTATAACCCAACAACAGGTGTAATGACCTTGACCATTGCTGGTCATGGAATGAAGAATGGTGATAGAGTTAGAATCGCTGATGATAGTCTAACCTTCACATGTAATGAGGATAGCCATGGTTCTAACCATAGTTACCCTAGAGCATCTCAAGCTACCTTCACTGCTGCTGCTGGTACAACATACAACCCAACTACAGGTCAGTTGATTGTTACTACATCAGCTAACCATGGAATGGCTGCTAATGATTGGATTAAGTTTAATGATAATGCTATATCATTCACTTGCTTAGAAGACTCTAACAATACTACACACGCTTATCCAAGATCATCTGATCCGATGAGTGGTAAGTGGGTACAGGTTGAGAGTGTTACTAGCAATACATTCACAGTTTCTGGTGATCAGATCCTAGACTGGGCACCTTCTACTAATGCCACTACACATACATTCGTAAGTGGAGTTACAAATGGCATTGTTCAGAAGGATCCTGCTAGTGGAAACTTCCTAACAATTTCAAATGTATCTACAGACACATTTGATGTTCAGGTATTAACTTCTTCTCCTTCTACAAATACTACAACACACACATATATTTCCTCTACTGCGAATAATGTTGAGTGGGAGAACTCAACAATATTGGTTAATGTTAACGGTGGACAAGGTGCTATCACTGATACCACTGTTCACAACTTCGTTGCTTCACCTAAAATACAACCAACTGGTGCTTCTTACAACCCAACAACGGGTGTAATGGCAATCACCGTAGTTGCTCATGGAATGTCCAACGGTGAATACGTCTTACTAGATGATAATACATTTACTTTCACATGTGATAAGGATAGTCATGGTACTAACCATACTTACCCACGTGTAAATGATCCTGCTAGTGGATCATGGTTGAAGGTCTCTAACGTTACTAATGATACATTTGAAGTAACTGTTCTATCAAAACTTCCTTCTACTAATACAACCACTCATACATTCGTATCTGCTACTGCTGGTATTACAAGAAGTCAGGTATGGACTGGTGGTGACTATAGTCATACTTACGTATCCCCAACTGATCTAACACCTACTGGTGCTGCTTACAACCCAACAACGGGTATCATGACACTCACCGTTCCTAATCATGGAATGTCTGATGATGAGTATGTCAAGATTGCTGACGGTGCTGTAACCTTTAATTGTGCTGAGGACGGTGGTGGTACTAACCACGCATATCCTCGTTCTACAGACCCTGCTAGTGGTAAGTGGTTAAAGATCGACAAGATTGATGCTAATAGCTTTAGTGTACAGGTTCTTGCTAAGACACCATCCACTAATGTTACTGCTCACACATACG